AGTAGTTCTCTCTATCCTGTTCTGCGCAGCGGCAGCAATCCTGAACGCTGGCCAGATGCAGGATGAGGATCATATGCGGGAAGACGAAGAGCAGATCCACTATATCGAGGAATACAACCGCAAGAAGGCAGAGAAAAAGAGATCATCCTAAAATACACAATTTTACCAGGCACATTTGTGTAATAGGTCAATCTTTGAAAATCCGGTCGAAATGACTGGATAATCCTTCGCCGCAGAGTGATGTATAGGACACCGAAAAGGTAAACAGCATCAGAAAGCGAAAGGAGAAAAGAACATGCTTACATTCACAAAGAAGACAGACGACAGAAAGGCCCTGGTAAAGAGACTCGGAGAGCTCACCGGAATTAAGCCGCATTACAACGGGATGCCGGACTGTACTTACACAGTCGGAGCTTACACGATCGGGAAGGACGGAAGCCTTATGGTGGAGGATACCGACATGGATCAGAACATCATCAACACCCTGGCAGAGGAAGATCTTATTGAGGGTACGGAGCTGCCTGCAGCAGAAACCAAGGAGCCTGAAGAAGCAGCTGAGGAAGAGACCGAAGAATCGACCGAAACATTCCCAATCGAGCTGAACATCGAACTCCCGCTGGAAGGGCATACCGGGATATCGATCCGGAACCTGGTGAGCGAGATCTACTCGAGAGCAGGACTTCTTGCCAAGGCCATCGGTAGCACCTTTACAGTAACCGAGGCTCTGGTAAAGGAACTCCAGCAGGATGAGAATACGGAAAGCCTGGAGAAGGCAATCGCATGCATCAAGAACCACGCCGGAGAACTTGCCGGCATCGAGTTCACCGATGACCGGATCCGCTTCACCGGATTTCCGGAGGCAGAAGATGCCGATGAGGTTAAGGCCTTCATGGACCTGGCTTCCCTGATGACCAAAGCCGCCAGAGAACAGAAACGGATCATGGCGAAGGAGGTCGACGATAGCAACGAGAAATACATCACCAGGATCTGGCTTCTTCGCTTAGGCATGAAAGGTAGTGACTACAAGACCACCAGAGCGATCCTTCTTAAGAACCTTTCCGGCCACATCGCCTTCAGGACCCAAGAGCAGATCGATGCCGCAAAGGAGAAGGCAAAGGCAAAGCGTGCGGCCGCCAAAGCCGCCAAGCAGGCCGAGGAGGTGACAAGCGATGCAGTTTCCGAGTAAGGAAGTAGTCGAGCGCATCCGGAAGGAATATCCGATTGGAACTCGCGTAGAACTTGTAAGGATGGATGATCCCCAGGCGCCGCCAGTCGGTACCCTGGGCACTGTCAAGGGAGTTGATGACATTGGTTCTATCATGGTTTCCTGGGACAATGGCAGCAGCCTTTCAGTTGCATTCGGTGAAGATGCATGCCAGGTAGTACCAAAGGTACTGACGGATAGAATCAAGGACCAGATCTTGAAGGTCCGCGATACCGGGAAGACTAACATGTTTGATATTCCGGCTGTGCAGAGGATCGCTTTTGATCTTGAATGCTTCGACCTTGTCATTTTTCTTGAGGATCACCGGAAAGAATATACCGACTTCATCATGACCGGAGTACAAAAATAGACAAGATTGAGCCTTCAATCTTGTGTAGTTTATCTGTCAGAATTAACTGGATATAGTGCCGCCGCAGAGTGATTAATACAGTACCGAAAGGGAAAACACATACGGAGGTAAAAAACATGAGATCACTTGAAAAAGACTACAGAAGGTACGAAGCCATCAACAAAGCCTATGAGGCAGCAGGAAAGAGTGAGGAAGCCGGAGAAAAGGCCAGAGCCGACTACCATGTACTCCTTGAGGAAGTCAGGGCCGAAGGAAAAGATTACGGAAACCTGATGCGCCTCTACACACAGATGAAGGAACGCGAAAACACCTACATCGACCTGGACGGAACCTACGAGGATGAAGAGCACATTCTTGAAACCTTTCGCACGTACGGAATCAAGGCATTCACCTTCACAAGCGGCTGGACTTCAGCACTTGAGAGCCTTTGGAAATTCGAACAGGCAGGAGCCAAGAGCCAGGGCATGATCGAGGTCAACGGCAACAAGAGCTACCATTTCGGTGATGCGGAAGCAACCTTCGATAAGAAACACGGCTTCCTTCTCACCATCGACTGAGAGGAGGCAAGGCCATGTGGAGCCAGGGATCGATTGGAGTACCAAACGGAGACGGAACCTATACGGTATGCAAATACTGGGTGAAGCATTTTGATGAGCCAAGTGAGGAGTACGGCATCGGTGGCGGCAGGATTTCAAAGCTTGCGATCAAGGTAAACGGCAGGTACACAGCCAACTATGACAGAGGCTGGGACATGGAACCGGAGGATGAGGCAACGGCAATCGCCTGCCAGATCCTTAAGAAGCAGTACAACTGAAAACGAAAGCAACCGGGAGGTGGGAGCCATAAGGCTCCCTTCTCTCGTACACATAGATTATTGAGGACTGGCTCTGGCTGGTCCTTTTCTTATACAGAAAACCGGGAAGGAGGGATGTGGCATGGCTACCAGAGGAAGAAAGCCGACGCCGACCGCACTGAAGGTCCTCGAAGGCAATCCTGGTAAGCGCCCGCTGAATAATTCGGAACCGAAGCCGCTGAAGAAAGCACCGAGCTGTCCGAAGTGGCTGGAGCCGGAAGCAAAAAAGGAATGGAAGAGACTCGCAAAGCAGATGGAGCAGCTTGGAATTCTGACGGAAGTCGATATGGCTGCATTCGCCGGATACTGCCAGGCCTATGCCCGGTGGAAAGAAGCTGAGGAATTTATCACGCAGCATGGGACGATCGTCCGGACACCTTCCGGTTACTGGCAGCAGGTCCCGCAGGTATCGATCGCACAGACCTACCTGAAGGTCATGAACCGCTTTGCAGAGCAGTTCGGATTAACGCCTGCATCCCGTAGCCGGATCGTTGCGGACAGCAACAACACTGGTCCTTCCGATGACATGGAGGAATTACTCGGAGGCGATGGTGAATGACAGAGAGACCGGCAGATTATCCAAAACTGAAAAACTACAAGCCGAGCCGGTTTATGCTGCCAGCTTCTCACTATGACAAGAAGAAAGCAGATCGGGCGGTCCGGTTCATTGAGAATCTGAAGCACACCAAGGGTAAATGGGCAGGCAAGCAGTTCTGGCTGCTTCCCTGGCAGGAGCAGATTATCCGAGACATCTTCGGGATCGTTGATGAGAACGGACACCGGCAGTTCCGGACAGCCTACATCGAGATCGGGAAGAAGAACGGAAAGTCAGAACTGGCAGCGGCCGTTGCTCTCTATCTTTTGTACGCAGACAATGAGCCATCCGCAGAAGTCTATGGCGCTGCGGCTGACCGGCAGCAGGCGTCAATTGTCTTCGATGTTGCTCACCAGATGGTCCGCATGACACCAGCGCTGATGAAGCGCTCCAAGATCATGGCAGCCACGAAGAGAATCGTCAATTACAAGAACGCGGGTTTCTACCAGGTCCTGTCCGCCGAGGTCGGGACCAAGCATGGTTTAAATGTCTCTGGCTTGGTGCTGGATGAGGTACACGCCCAGCCAAATCGGAAGTTATATGACGTTTTGACCCAGGGCTCCGGCGATGCCAGAGAGCAACCGTTGTACTTCCTGATTACGACAGCCGGAACGGATAAGGAGAGCATTTGCTATGAGCTGCACACCAAGGCACTGGATCTTCTGGCAGACAGAAAAGTGGACCACACTTTCTACCCGGTGGTCTATGGCCTTACCGACCAGGATGACTGGCACGACGAGAAGAACTGGTACAAAGCGAATCCCTCCCTAGGGCAGACGATCCAGATTGATCGTGTCCGGGATATGTATCACCAGGCATTGGAGAATCCGGCAGAGGAGAACGTGTTCAAGCAGCTTCGACTCAACATGTGGGTCTCTTCGATCACACGGTTTATTCCGGAGCAAATCTACGACAAAGGAAATATCCCAATCGATGTGGATGCTTTAGCTGGCAGGGAGTGTTACGGCGGGCTCGATCTTTCGAGCACCGGAGATATCACAGCCCTTGTCCTGATGTTTCCACCGAGGACTGAGGATGAGAAATACATTATGCTGCCTTTTTTCTGGGTACCCAAGGACACGATCCCTCTTCGAGTGAGACGGGCATCTGTCCCATATGACGTCTGGTATCAGCAGGGTTACCTGCAAGCGACCGAAGGTAACGTGATCGACTACAACTTCATCGAAGCCTTCATCAACAAGCTGTACGAGAAATACAACATCAAAGAGATTGCAGTTGATAGATGGAACGCAACACAGCTCATCCAGAACCTGACCGACGACGGATTCACAATGGTTGCATTTGGCCAGGGCTTTAAGGATATGTCGCCACCTACTAAGGAGTTCTACAAGCTCCTGATGGAAGGAAAGATCATCCACGGCGGTAACCCGGTCATGAGATGGATGAGCGGAAATGTAGTCGTCGACCGTGATGCAGCTGAGAACATCAAACCTACGAAAGCAAAGTCGCCGGAGAAAATCGATGGCATTGTTGCAGCCATCATGGCGCTGGATCGCTGCATCCGGCATGAGAACACAACGAGCGTTTATGACGAACGCGGATTGATCGTGTTTTAAGGAGTACACATGAGTATCTTTTCAAGAATTTTCAAATCAAGAGCAGAGCCCAGAAACAGCCTGCCGGGTGATTCCTATCGGCCCTTCATTGGAAGGACCAGCTCAGGAACCTCGGTAACCCAGCGGTCATCGATGCAGCTTACGGCAGTTTACTGCTGCGTCCGAGTTCTTGCGGAGGCAGTGGCAGGCCTTCCACTGATCACTTACCGCTACGGTAAGGACGGAGCCAAGGAGCGTGCAACTAACCATCCGTTGTACCTGCTTCTCCATGATGAACCAAATCCAGAAATGACGAGCTTCTCTTTCCGGGAGACGCTGATGACGCATCTTCTATTATATGGAAATGCATACGCGCAGATCATCCGGAACGGGAAAGGGGAAGTGGTATCTCTTTATCCGCTGATGCCGGACCGCATGAAAGTCGACCGCGATGAGCAGGGAAGAATCTATTACGAATACCAGAAGTACCAGGATGAAGCTCCGACCATGAAAACAGGATCGGTGATCCTTAGGCCGGAGGACGTGCTGCATATCCCGGGACTTGGCTTTGATGGCCTGGTCGGATACAGCCCGATCGCGATGGCTAAGAATGCGATTGGTATGGCAAGCGCCTGCGAAGAGTACGGCGCTTCATTTTTTGCCAACGGTGCGAATCCTGGAGCGGTGCTTGAGCACCCTGGCGTGTTGAAGGATCCGGAGAAGGTCCGTAAGGCCTGGGAGGAAGCCTATGGCGGGCCGCACAGGGGCAACCGTGTGGCTGTCCTGGAAGAGGGTATGAAGTTCACGCCCATTTCCATCAGCCCGGAGCAGGCGCAGTTTTTGGAAACCAGAAAGTTTCAACTTGATGAGATCGCACGCATTTTCAGGATCCCGCCTCATATGATCGGAGACCTGGAGCATGCGACCTTTTCGAATATAGAGGAACAGTCACTGGAGTTCGTGCAGTACACACTTCAGCCTTGGCTGGTCCGCTGGGAGCAGGCAATGCAGAGGGTGTTACTGACACCGGAGGAAAAGAAGAACTACTTCATCCGCTTTAACGTGGATGGCCTTCTCCGCGGTGACTATGCATCCAGGATGCAGGGCTATGCGACCGGCATCAATAACGGTTTCATGTCTGTCAATGATGTGAGGGAGCTGGAAAACCTCGACCGGATTCCGGATGAGGAAGGCGGCAACCTATATCTCGTGAACGGGTCAATGGTACCGCTGAAGTACGCAGGCGCTGCCTACAAGCAGCAGACAGATTCAGAACAGGAAGGAGATAGCGATGAACAAGTTCTGGAAATGGGTAACAAACCGGGTCAGGGACGAAGCCGGAGAGGAAGCAGAGGAAAGAGCCCTGTTTCTTAATGGAGCGATCGCTTCGGAATCCTGGTTCGACGACGATGTCACTCCGAAGCTCTTTAAGGATGAGCTTTCAAGTGGCAAGGGAAACATTACAGTCTGGATCAACAGTCCAGGAGGCGACTGCTTCGCGGCAGCGCAGATCTACAACATGCTCCGTGACTACAAAGGTCATGTGACGGTGAAGATCGATTCGCTGGCAGCTTCAGCAGCATCCGTCATTGCGATGGCAGGGGATGAAGTCCTCATCTCACCGACCGGCATGCTGATGATCCATAACCCTTCGACGGTGGCGATGGGAGACCACGGCGACCTGGAGAAGGCAATCGACATGCTGAATGAAGTGAAGAACTCCATCATCAATGCCTACCAGGAGAAGACGGGTCTTTCCAGGAATAAGCTCTCGAAGCTTATGGAAGATGAGACCTGGATGGATGCAAACAAGGCAGTGGAGTTCGGGTTTGCTGATGGGGTAATTACCAGAGACGATCCGTCCGGGATTCCACTTGGCAAGGAGGATCCTGATAAGGATGATCCCGAAGAGGATTCTGATGATCCGAAGGAAGACCCGGATGAGAATCCGGATGAAGATCCCGATAAGGAGAAGGATCACTTCTCAGGGATGCTGTTTGCAGCTCATCCATTTGAACTGGCAGTTACCAATAAGCTGGAAAGCTATGTAAGAAAGCACACTCCGGCACCCGCAAAGGAGCCGGGGAAAGCACGTGTATCGGTAGCCGATCGCTACCAGAGACTCAAGTCCATGAAGGACGCATTTTAAGGAGGATGAATACAATGGAACTGAAGGAACTTTATACCAAGAGAGCAACTGCGTGGGAAGCTGCAAAGAAGTTTCTCGATACGCACAGAACAGAGGATGGCACAATGTCTGCCGAGGATGGAGCTGTCTATGACAAGATGGAGAAGGAGATCAGTGATCTTACCAAGGAGATCGAGAGATCTGAGCGCCTTGCTGATATGGAGAACAAGCTTTCGATGCCGACTTCCAAGCCGATCACGGCAAGACCTGGTGCTGGTGTAGGTGACCAGCCGCTGACCGGCAGAGCTTCTCATCAGTACACTGTCGATTTCCTGGCAGCGATGAGATCCAATTTCCACCAGATCAGCAACGTTCTGGAGGAAGGAAACGATGCCAACGGCGGATATCTTGTTCCGGCTGAGTGGGACAAGAGACTGATCGACAAGCTCGATGAGGAGAACATCTTCAGAGGATTGGCGACTACGATCACCACTTCTGGTGAGCACAAGATCAACATCGCTGCTACCAAGCCGGCTGCAGCATGGATCGAGGAGGGTGAGGCGCTGACCTTTGGTGATGCAACCTTCGACCAGATCATGATGGATGCCCACAAGCTCCACGTGGCAATCAAAATCACGGAAGAGCTGCTGTATGATAATGCCTTCAACCTGGAGGGATACATCATCGACCAGTTTGGCCGTGCCATCGGTAACGCCGAGGAGGATGCCTTCCTGAATGGTGATGGTCAGGGCAAGCCGCTCGGTATCTTCGCAGACAAGGGCGGTGGCGAGAAGGCAGTAGAGATTGCTGCCGGCAAGCTCACGTCTGACAACATCCTGGATCTCATTTACTCTCTGAGACGTCCGTATCGTAAGAATGCGTCCTTCATTATGAACGACCAGACTCTTGCGGTACTTCGTAAGCTCAAGGATGCAAATGGAGGCTATATCTGGCAGCCTTCCTACCAGGCAGGTGAGCCGGATCGTCTGTGCGGCTATGCAATCCACACTTCCGCATACTGCCCGACTCTCGATGCTGGCAACTCCGGCATTGCATTCGGTGACTTCTCCTACTACAACATCGGAGACCGTGGAACCAGATCCTTCCAGGAGCTCCGCGAGCTCTTTGCTGGAAACGGCATGATCGGTTACGTCGCAAAGGAGAGAGTCGATGGTAAGCTCGTCCTTCCTGAGGCAGTCAAGATCCTGTCTGCGAAGGCAGGAGCCTGAGAATAAGTAATTGTTGACGGGGTGTCGGAGTGGTCCGGCACCCTGCTTTGTTAGGAGGCAGAAATGATCATGCTTGATGAAGCAAAGTCTGTACTCCGCGTGGATTTCTCAGATGATGATACTTATATTACGCAGCTGATTTCTGCAGCAGAAAAGCTCGTGAAGGATGTTGCAAGACTTTCCGATGACGAGTTTGTACAGAATGAGGATGTGGTGAGGGCAGCAGCCTATTATGCGATCAGCTATCTTTACGAACATCGTGAGGATGCCGACATGCATGAGCTTACGATGATGCTGCGGTCGATTCTCTTTGGCGTCCGAAAGGCGGTGTTCTAAATGGATATTGCTGCACTGAATCTCCGGATTACGTTTCAGAGACAGGTAACGGATGTTGATGAGTATAAGAATCACACCAACCACGCGGAAGATTACATCACATGCTGGGCTACGGCCTCCGGATCCGGAACGGAGGCGCAGGCAGCCGGAACCACAAATCCGAAGGAGGCCATCGATTTCACAACGCGCTGGTGCAAGGCTTTATCAGAGGTGACCTCTGATGGATACCGGATCATCGCGGACGGGAAGCTCTACAACATCCTCTATGTGAATCCGATGGGCTACAAGCATAACTCTTTGAAATTCCACTGCGAGCTCGTTA